AGCAGGTTCTTGTGTTTCTGCTTCCCCCATACTTAGGGTTTCATCTGGTTCTACTGTGTTTTCTACTTCTACATCTGCTGATTCTTCGGCAGGGTCTACTACTATATTGCTCATATCATTATTCTCCGCCCGTTAGGGTTATGAAGTTGTAAAAAGATGACGCTAGTTATCTAGTTCTGTCATCGCTGCTTTTGTTGCATCTTCTAAAACAATCATCTGCCTTAGAATAGACAACTGACCTCTGGCGAACCATAGGTCCTTTTCATTTTCGATAGAATCTAATCTCTTGACTGATTCGGACATAACCTTTAATTCATCTATAAGGTCAGCCCATCCTTCAGTTTCTAATAGTTCAACTCTATCTCTATAAAATTCTTGGTCTTCCTTTACGGACATATTATCCTTGTAACTTTTCTGTTGCTGTCGCTATATTTAATAAAGTTTCAGACTTAAGATGCTCAATCTCTGGGATATTTCTTAGAGTTTCACTCTGAGTATTCTCTGTATCTGCTCTTAAATTATCTATTGCTGCTAATTCTTTCTGAAGTTTAACAAACTTCTCTTGTATAACTAGTTCATTAGGCTGTGCTGCTCCTGCTTCTGCTGCATTCTTCATAGCTTTAGTAGCTTCTTCTTGAGCCTCTGCCATAGTTTTCTGAACCTCTGCTTGCAGTTGTTGTATCTGGAGTTCTCTAGCCATCTGTTCCATTTGCTCTTCTTCTGGTTTAGGTTGGGAACCTTCCACAAGAGCTTGTACTATCTGGTCCCTATTGTGCATACTAGAGTTTTGGAATACAGCCATAAGTATTATATCAAAAGCCGGAGAGTCTTTAGGTATAGCTTGTAATAAGCTAACCATTTGCTGACCTTCTAACTCTTTAGCCATAATGCCCATTGTTGAGTATGGTATAAATTTGTAATCTACAACAGGATATCTTTCTACATCAAACTGTACTTTCCTCCATAGACATTTATTAATCATTGGAATTAAGAATGTATTCTGGAAATTCATTAGAGTACGTTTCTGTCTCTTGATTGCAGACGATTGCTGCATAGACATACCTGCAGATGTAGCTCTTTCAGCACTAGCTTGAGTAGTATCTGATGCACCTGTGCCCATTTGAATCATATTCTGTAGGCTTGCTACTTGAGAATAAGTATTTTGGTCGGTGCTGCCTAGAGCTAAAGGCATAATTGCTTGTCTTGGGTCGCCATTAGTAAGGATAGTCTTACCCGGTCTGACTTCTAGCTTGATACCTCGAGGCATACGAGTTGCGTCTGCAGCTATCATAGGTGTAGTAGTCAGAGCTAACGAGTCAATTCGTGCTCTCATCTCCGCATCTAGTGCTTTTTGTGGGTTAAATCCTTTTTCACAAACACCCCTACCCCAGAACTTATTTGGAACAATGTCGTGCTGGTAGGATATAAAAGGTCTGTCTTCCATCATAAATGGATTTTTGTCTGCTCTTAATATGTATGAATCATTAGCAATAGTGACTACTGCTTCGACTAATTCATCTTCATTATATTCAAAATCATCTAGAGATTCATTCTCTTCTAAGAATCTAGCAGGTACTTTACCCCAGTATTCTGTGATTTTTATCTGGTCTGATGCGTCTGCTCTACTAGTTTCTGGGTCGAAACCATTAAGTTCTTTAATATTATAGCTACCTTCAATAGGTATATCTCTATAAGTACCATTCTTAATACCTTCTATAATGCTGTGTCTAGGCTTAATAACTTCGTGAGCGACACCTAATGCTTCGTTTATGTTTAAAGCTGAAGGGTCAATGAGGAATTCTTTAGGGCTTATAGCTTCTACTTTAACATCTATTATATTCTCTTCTTGTAATATTCTCTCAGTAACCATAGTCCCTTCTATTGGAACCTCTACTGGGTACTTCCAAGTATTCTCTTCTATAGATATCTTTCCAATACCCGTACCATAGACAGCACCATTAAGAAATACTTCACATAGAGCATCCTTTGCACCTGCTTGCTCTAAATCTTCTTGTAATAGATTCCTAACATAGGCAGCATCTCTAGGGTCTTGGTCTAGCATATCATCTTTGATATCAAACCACTTCCCTCTTCCAAATGTAGCCTCTTCAATTTCAGCTACAGACGATTCGACTGCTTGTTGTAGTGCGGGCGATATTAATTGAGACTTCTCAGACTGCCTAGTTCTATCTGATGCCTGCCATATACCACGCCATAGACGATAATACTCATCCCATTTAGATAAATAGTTTGAGTCTCTGTGGCTTCTCCACTCTTCTAAGCGAGAGCCTAGCCAACCTGCTAGTCCTTGATATTTATTTTCTTCCATCAGTATCCTGCAACGTCATCATAAGGTTCCCACTCCTGTTCTAGTTCTATTGTGTGCATAAAATCTGCTACACTAACTTGGTCTATGTATGCGAGAGAGTCAATAATGTCATCGTGTGTTCCCTTACTAGGAAACTCCATTAACTGTGTCTCTAACTCGCTATTCCAATCAGAATTACGATTAAATGTAATCTTACCGTGCTCCATTCTACCTTGTAGAGCCCAAGTAATTCTATCCGCTTTCTTTTTGCCACCGTGGGTTACATCTGTAATCACAACCCATCTACCTTGTGTCCTCATCTCATCTTGCAAATAAGGAAGTATGGCGTTTTTTAAAGCTCCGGATTCAATTCCTACCGTAGTTGCCTGATTCTCAATTGCAGCCTGTAGTATTTTAGAAGCAGTTTCTTTAATATTCCATCTACCGTGGAGTATATCTTTGACCCACCACTTATCACCGTGGATTTTAACGATTGATATAGCTGTTTCATCTAACTTACTCCCCTTGAGACCACGCTCTTTCTCCACTGCTTCAAAGCCCGCAGGGTCAACCGCAATAACAAAATTGCCTTCCTCCGGTTCATCTTCATCATACTTAATCCACTCATTTTTAAATATGCCTCCAGTAAAACTTACAAACGAGGCTTCAAATTCTTGTCTAAATGCCTGTGTAGACATTGTTCTTCTAGCTACTTCTACTTCTTTAGGGTCTATTAGAGGGTTATCTATAGATGTAAACTGAAATGCTTCCCAGTCTTCATCCTTCTCTGCCTCTAAATACAAATCATAAAAGTGATTCTTCCCGGCAGGAGTCCCAATAAAGAGTGCACCACCTTTTACATCTGAAAGTGTAGGTCTTATAATCTGTTCCCATACCTCTACCTTCATAGAAGCATATTCATCGAGCACGACATAAGCAAGACCCACGCCCCTCAGAGTATCTGGTCTGTCACTCCCCTTCAAGCTAATTCTTCTACCATTAACTAACTTCATAGTAGCTGTATTTTCGTGGGTTTGCTCTATAAGGTCCGTACCGTGAAGTAGTTCCTTGAGCATATTCCACATAATATCTTTAGCTTGCTGAAAAGTAGGACCTATATAAAAGACATCCTTACTTTCCGACTGAAGAGCCTTAATAATAAGTATCCAAGCTGCTAATCTGGACTTACCGAAGCGTCTTCCCGCACTTACAACCTTAAATCTAGCTGGGCTATTGAATATCTCTAGCTGTGCTGGATGTAATTGTACATCTAACTCTCTAGCCATTAACCGTTACCAATACTCACAATTGTTTTGTCAATATCAGCTTCTTCTATTATTACTCCGTCTTCATATGTTAGTTCTTTTTGGTCTTTCTCTTCTATTTCTATCTTCTTAGCTTCGAGACCACCAACATTAATAATAACATTACCTTTATCTTCTGAAGACCTAAACTCTACTGCCTTAGTTGTGGGTATGATTCTATCCATACACATTTTAAGACAAGTCCTATCACCTTCGAGTGCTAAGTCTATAACTTTCTGGACAATCTCTGGTCCTTTGTTAGACATCAACTCTCTACTTAGGGCTGTAAACTTATTGACACTACCCTTTGGTCTCCCATTAGGGTTTAAACTCTTCATACCCTTGTACAGATTGGGTGAACCTTTGTTCTTTTTAGACATCTTAGCTCCTTAGTTACTATAGTTTCAGCTAAAATGGATAAATTAGAATGATAATAAAGGTTATTTCTAAGTGAAGCCTTTTAGGTGAATCTTTGTTTATATCTATAGTAATATTATAGCACACTTTTCGATGGTTGTCAATAGACAGGTGTGTCTTTAGTTTACTAAAGTCCCTCCCCGCAGAAGTCATTAGACGCCTCCCACCTCCAGTTTCTAGAATTACTCTAGTAAACAACAGATTTTTCCCCAAATCCTCTCCAATCTGCGAGTGAGCCTAAATAAATATATACGCACGGGCATATGAGCCTCCCCGGGGTCACTTGAGAGCACATATGTAAGGCGGTGCGGTCACTTATATACATATGTGAAGCAAAAGAGAGCGTGAGTG